CCGAGCGGAACAATATCCGCGCTGTTCTCTTTGCTCTTATTAAACATCAGCACAACCCTTTTGCCGTCCGCCCCGGTGAATTTCTTGAGCAATGCTTTTTCAACATCACCTTTGTTTTCTTCTCCTACGGGATCGCCGTTGTTCAGGTTGATTAAAGTAGAACCAACAAAGCCCTGTTTTGCGTTGCCTAAAATATGCCTTGAAACCTCAATATCTGATTCGATATAGTTAAGAGCCTGGAAGTAAGCAGGCAGCGGATAAACGTCAGAGGCTGCGTTATACTGGCGTACAAAAAGTATTTGTGATCCCACCGGATTTGACTGACTGAATGCGTCGTATTCCCTTTCTTTTTCCCTGCTGTCTTTCCAATCGTTTTTTACATAGAATTTACTCAGGTCTTTGTTTGCCCTTACCTTGTGATATTCGATGTGATAAATGTCTGATACCCGGCGTAGTCGATCCCAAATAATTTGTAAGTAGTACCCGCCATACATTTCATCATCAGCAATACACCGCTTTAAAATCTTATTGAAAGACTGAAACCTTTGATTTGCAACACCGGGATTCTCAAAACCTTTGCCGTAGATATAATTGCATTTACCCTTAATGATTGCGCCATGCTTAGGGCTTTCATTATAAAGACTAAGCAGGTAATTAGGGTAGTTGTTTTCTTCTCCAAACTCAATCCAGCCCTTGCCTTTTTTCTCGATGAATTTCGGCTGTTGGGCTTGGTCAAATTGTAAAACAATATGTTTGTAATTACTTTCCATCGTATGCTTTGAAAGTGTTTGATTGTTCTGAATAACTGTCCGGGGTAAATCCATCATCGGTTAAATACATATATCCGGATTCGACAAGGTTTAAACCAGTAGGGTCAACATTGGTAGAGCTTGTCTGCTCGTAAACTTCGTATGTATACATGCCTAGCGCAGCGTCCGAAAACTTTGAATTAACCACGAGTGAAAACTTATCGTAACGCTTTGTTGTACTCGTATTCGTCGCTACTAATTTCACGACGTTGTGTAACGCCCGGTGAGTGAATACAAAAAGGAAATAAGGAGCAGTTAAAATTGCTTTCTCTGTTCCGGTGAAATAAACCGTTTGCGTCTGTCCTTTTTGTAGGTTTATCATTTATCAAAAAACCCCGCCTTTTTAGACGGGCGGGGCTGTTAGTCGTTATGAATATTTTTTATGCTGTTCCTGCGTTTTCCAGTGTCGCTGCGATGTTTGCAGGAACGATCAGGAAGTCTTCTCTTTCCTGTGATGAGAACGTAAGCAGGTAACCGTTACGATCAGCTAGGGCAGTACCTGATCCCGCCTCTGAAGGCTGAATCTGAAGGCCAAAAAGAACACCGTACATCCTGTATGATCCGTCACCTTCTTTCGTTACAAACGTCAACCTGTTTTTTGCCAGCGTAGCAACCATGTTTCTAACGGTAGCTGAACGGCTGTTGATAGGGAATTGTAACTGGTGAGTAAAGTAAAAAGTACCGTTTGCAGAGTTTGCATCGATACCGTTGTTTGCATTGGCCGTACCTCTTGGTACTTCGATCTTCCAGAACTTCTTACCGCTGCGTTTATTCAATGTCGTTACTGTACCTGATGCGTAAGCAACGGTAAGCGCACCGGAATCGTCGTAAAGGTTTGAGTTCTCAATAACCCACAACGTTTCCACTCCGCCGACTGATTCGTTACATTCTATTGCGTAACCGCTTGTAATTGCACAACTCATGTTTATGTTATTAAAAAGGGCGGTGTTTATTCCACCACCCTTTTGTTATTTTGAAAATTGTTATTCTTAGATTGTAGCTTTGAACTTCACGCATTCGTTAGTAAATGCTACGTTCACGCCCATTTTGAAGGCTACACGGAAACGAACGTCGTTGTTATCCTGTGAGTACCACATTTTGTAGCTCATTTCTTCATCTTCCAGATCAACACCCATTGCTACGTTAGCCATCCTGAAGGCGTACAAATCACCTGTACCGTCCAAACCGTGTACAGCTTCCAGCCTGATACCAGTACCTGGTACTGTAAGACCGCCGTAGTTTGAATTATCTTTGAAGTCGTAGTGGAACAGGTTAGCGGTAACACCAGCATCTACATACATGTCATAGAAATCGTATCCGCAGAAAATAACCACGTCCTTACGTCCTTTGAGTGCGGCAGGGATAGCGTTTTTCACACCCTTAACTACTGCGATTGCGTTTGACGCAGTGAGGGTAGTTACAGTAGCGATTCCGGTATAACCTGAAACGTTTGCATCAATTGGCGAACCGGCATCAATCAATTTGATAAGACCGTCGAACTTCTTCAGGTTTTCATCAGAGCTTGAGGTATCACCCTGCCACAAAGCAACTTCCAGTTGTTTTGAGATGATCTCATTCTTCCTTTCCAGATAGGCTTTTTCAAAATCGTTGTTGCCGAAATCTTCGTAGGTAGAACCTGCTCTCAGGGCTTCCTGCAAAAACTTTGTTTCAAGGTCTTTCGGACACAGTTTTTCTTCTACTTTGATCTTACCAACGGTAACGGTACGCTGTGTGAAAGTCGTAGTACCTGATGGGTCGAATGAGCAGGAATCGGTTTGAAAAATTGCGTCAGTTTCCATCAGCGGAATTGATTCTGCGCTCTTTACTTTGGTCAGTAAAATACCGTCCTTAACAATCATCTGTTGCGTCTTTGCGCCAATGACTGCTGAGGTAAGCAGCGGTTTTAACGACTGCCTTGTATATGCTCCTAATGATCCTACGCTAAATGCCATTTTCTTGTGTTTTTAAGAGGTTAGTTAGAAAATCACCTTTGCGGCTTTTTCTGTTATGGTTTGTTCAATGAAATTGTTCTCGTTCTTTAATGCCGGTTCAGGCAGCCCGGTTGGTTGTTTTGAAATCTCAGTTACCAATCCCATCAACCCTTCGATCAGTTGTGATGCCTTACCGAGTTTCGTTTCGTATTCCTGGAATTTTTGCTCGTACTGAGCGAACCTTTGCTCGTATACAGTGAATTTTTCGTTAGTCTGTGTTTCAAACTGTGTGAACCTTTCGTCTGTACTCATTTCAACAGGAGGAGGTGCAGGAGCAGCAGCGGCAGCAATAACTTCAGTAATCGCACCGTTATCACCAATCACCAGCTTAGTTCCGTCTACTAGTTCCAACTCACCAGCAGGTGCAGGCATATCGTTGATGGTTACAATACCACCGGGAGCCATGTCTGTTACTTTGATAGGAGTACCGTCAAGCAGTTGCGCATCCATTAACTGAACAGGCGCAGGTGCGGCAGGCGGATTCATAAAATCGTTAAACGATTCCTGAACCTTTGCGAAAAATTCTTTGATTTTATTTCCTTCCATATCTTAGTATGGATGGATTTGTAAAAAGTAGTAGTTTATAGCTCAGAAATTAATTTGCCTAGCATAGCAGAGAAATTGCGCAAGGCTTGTTCTTCTTTTGACAAAGGTTTTTCGTAATCAAAAACACCCTCAACCGAAAAGCCCTGATAAGTACCTGCGACTACTTCTTTCCAGATGCTATCGTCTTCAACACTCATAACTCCAAAGGCTGTACCGTCCGGTAAATCTTCGTAACCTTTCATCGGAGCGATGCCGTATTTTTCGTTAGATATGAAAGTCTGAAACAATGTTGTTCCCTGTGCAACCTGTGAGGGATCGTGCATAAGGTTTACATTTTTACCGTAGCCTTTTTTTGCATACTTGATAAAGATGTCTTTAATGGTTTCAGAGGAAAACTTTACGTAGTGTTCGCCAAACTGTTCGTTGTTACGATAGATAAGCATATTGGGAACCATCAGCGGACCGGCAATGATTCTGTCCTCGCTGGAAACAACTTTGAACTGTTCCCTTTTGTATTCGTTTTTAAAGGCTAAAAAATTCCTTTGAATAGCGGGTTTATCCACGAGCGCAACAAAAGATACTTCTGCCTCGTCTTGAATCTGTTCGCTGATCCTTAATTCGTATACTGGTAGTTCCATACAGTATAATGGATACCAAACCGTTTTTTGTTAGTTAATCCTTGCAGCCCGGTTTAAACGCCTGATCCTTTCCTGATTTCCTGATATATCGGATTCCAGAACGAACGAACGATTAGCGGCGTTGTTTAGCTGATTGATACTGTTTTGGTCAAGTGATGTTTGATTAAGCTGCGGAGCGATCGGAGCAGATATGTTCGGTACTGATCCGCCGCCACTGCCGGGTACTTGTACTTGTGTTATTTGTTTTACGGTACGCAAACCCGCTGCTATTACAGAGGCCATTGTAGCAATACCGGCCAGTGCTTCAATAGGGCTTTTGGCTGTCTTAATTGCTTTTAGAGCTTCAGTACCGGCAACGAAAGTATTAATGGTTGCTTGTGCAATACCCAATACTTTACCTGCTGCGGTTTGTTTACCTACAACGTCCGAAAGCAAACCGAGTGAGTTAGCAACGCTTTGTGCATTTGCGATTTTCTGTGCTGTGAGTGCTGCGTCTGCTGCTTTCTGTTCTTCTATTAACCTAAGTGAACGTTCGGCGTACCATTGTTCCCAAAATATTTTATTTTCGGCTGCGGCTTGTGCCTGGTTAGCGATTAGCTGTTCTTCGGCTAAATAACCCTCTTTTAATTTCTCCAAAGATTCTAAATCCTGCTGATCACGTTTCGCCCGGTCGTTTCTTAGCCCTTGCTGAAATTTCTCTAACGATTCCAAATCCTGTTGATCACGTTTCGCCCGGTCGTTTCTTAGCCCTTGCTGAAATTTCTCTAATGCCTCAAGTCTTGCCTTTTCTTTTTCAGCTTCAGCTTTGCTTATTGCCCTTTGTCTATCTGCCTCTTTGGCCTGATTTTCTAGCCTAGTAATCTCTAAGGATTCCAGTAGTTTTTGACGCTCCTGTTCAAGCGTGATAGTAGCGATACCGTACTCCTTAGCCAGTTTTATAAGGCCCTCAATATTGGCTATCTTTCTTTGTGTAGCCTGTTCGTCAATGGCTTCAATTTCCCTTTGTGATCTACCGGCAATTTGCGCCCTTAATTTTTCAAGTTTAGCAACACGGTCTATTTCATCGTAGTATTTAGATAAGGCAGCCGTAAGGTCTTCAGTTGCTTCCTTGAGTGCAATTTGAGTGTCTAGTTGATCTTCAGAAAACCCTAGCCATTCCTTTACCTTGTCGGTTACTTTACCAACGAAATCAAAGAAAGTAGACAGGCCGGGAATAGCGTTTAACAACGCCTGCTTAACCTTGTCGAAGTTTGCTATTAATAAACCAACACCAACGACTAACGCACCGATTCCGGTAGAAATAATTGCCGCCCGTAAAGTACCAAACGCCGTTACTACTTTGCTTTTTATTACGGCAGCAAGTGTATTGAACGCACCGCCTGCGTCAAGTATCTGGCTAACGCCTTGCGATAAAGCTAGTGCCGATTGAACTTTTAAAAGCACCTTTTCAACCTGTTCTGACTTTTCACCAAATAAAGCCTGCGCACCTGTTAAGGCAGTGAACCCACCCACTACGGTATTTATCGCACCTGAGAACGCCTGAAACTTCGTTGCCGGGTTAAAGGCATCGATTAATTCTTTTGAATCCTGTATTGTATCTCTTAGCTGTGCTGCTTTTTTTGCTGCATTGATAGCCTCGGTAGAAGTAACGCCGAACTCATCAGATAAACGGGCAACGTCTTTCTGAGCGTCTTTTAATTGTTTGCGTAAATCACCTACCGACTTGGCCGCCGATCCGGTTTTTACTTCTACCTCCGCACCTACTACTACTTTTGCCATTTACATTGAACTTAAAAAGTATGATAAAAAAACGTTTGCTATTCTGAAACTACCCGATGATGCCACTACCTCAATCTCATATCCGTTGTTCGCATTGTTGACCTTTAGTACTCCTCTTGCTGTTGTTTCTGTTGTTAAGGCCGTCTGAAGGATCGCAAAGCATGGCGTAATGTTTGCATTCGCTCCGCTCACTCCGTTAGGTAGTAAAGGCGTGGGCATATCATCCGGCAAAGCGATGGTGAAAGTGGTTATACCCGTTCCTGTGTTCGGCCAGTTAATATGGAAGTGAGCGTGGCACATCCTAGAATTATTACCGACCTCCCATGAATATCTGTGATTAGGCGTACCCGTTGGACTTGTTCCGTTGGTCGAAACCGTACCGGAAAGCGACGCGTCATAATTGCCTGAAGGCGTTGATGACAGAGTTGTAGAAATCCATCCGCTTGCCGCTGAGTACTGCAACACGTCACCGTCGGAGCCTTCTATGTCCTTCCATATTCCCGTACCGTCTGTATAGTCAAAATATTTTATTACCATCAGTATGTTGTATAAATAACTCGTAATAAATCAACCTTGCACAGCTCGCCTTCTGAGTAGTCGTAAATCTTACTCAGCCTGTAAAGACCGCCGTCGATATACTTCAGTTTGGAAAAGTCAAGGTTATAAATATCCTTTTCGGTTAATTTCATTTTAACCGTTAATAGCCTGCTGTCTTTGTCTGTGACTTCAGCCAGGTATGGTGAATAGTAAGCATTGAATAAATTATTACTCAGTGCACCACTGGCCAGTGTAAAGTAGAGCTCCTTTGTTGCACCGAAGTTTAAATCAGCATCGGGCGCATCGGGATCGTCAAAGTGTCCGGCGTAAGGGTAGGAATCGTTTACGTCAAGTACGGTAGTGCCGTTTAGTATGCCCCAGTTTGTAACGCCTTCGATTTTCTTTGCCTGCATTATCCTGATGACGTGGTCAAATGGATCCTCGATACCGTTTGTCTTTTTGTAAATAGCAGGAACTATCTTATCCGTTCCGTCAAAACCAGTAAGAACAGATGATGCAAAAATGACCTCAGTTGTTTCAGTGTCTTTAGCAAAGTCTAAGCTATTATCGTAAATCCTGTCGCCGTAGCCTTCGTTATATTGCTTGCGATAATTGTCGTTATAATAGTCCGAATCCGATTTGTATTTTAACTGATAATACCGGGCGTTAACCTCGCTCATTGGTTTAATCCGAACGGGCGAACTACGGTCTACCTTATCGCTCCAATCTTCATATTCCGATATGTTGAAAAACTCTGTCCACGGCTCTATCTTTAAATGGCGTTCCCTGTTCTTATCCTCGGTCACCATCAGGTTAAAAAGTTTGAGCATAGATGCGAAAAAATCACGCTGAAATATATTAGGCGGGATAACGCGCCCCATAGGTAAAGTGTCGCCGAGTTCCGGAGTTACGAGTACGGGAACCTGTGAGTCTAACGTAAGCGTTGAGGTAGGCAGAACGAACATACTAAACCCGATAATACCCGAACCCAATGCAAGTATAATAGCCTGAATATTGAACGTATCGCCGTTATCCATCGGAATATCTATGTCGATTGGGTAGTTATAAGAACCCGAAGACGAACCACCAACAGCGATTGGTGATGTGTAAAATGTAGCACCGTTCTTGTATACTTCAAATCTTATGTTTACACCTGATGTATTACTACCCCATGTGCCTTTGAGTAAAGCCGATAACCTGAATGTTGTTGAAGACCCGGTGTATGTGTAAACACGGTTATCTGAAGTCGTGAAAATACCTCCGACAAAGTTTGTAATCCTGATGGGTTCGTTAAATCCTACACCGCTGTTAGATATTGCAATAAATGTCTCCTCTGGCGTACCGTAAAAAGCCCTTGTCTTTAAGATAAGTAAACGTTTCTGATTGTTCGGGATAATTAAGCGTTTGAAAAAATTAGTATCAATGAAATTGCTCTCCCATGTATACCCGGCTCCGGTGATAATTTTGTCTACATACTCCCGAACGAATAAAGCCGGACGGAATGCCCGGTATTGATAGTTGATTTTATCTACGCTTACGTTTCCGTAATCGATTAAAGGATAGTAATACCCTTGCCCTGCATTCCAATCATCCCATGAGTTAACAATATTTGAAACCACGTATTGATGATCATAAGCAGAAAAATCCAAGTCCTCAAGTCTTGCGTTACCTAGCTTTGCAACAAACCCACCAAGTTCACCGAATACAGCTACTTCGTACTCGATTAATTCGCCGTCAATAATGACCTCCAATAACCTCAGAACGCCTTTAATTACCGTTAAGCCATTGACTTCTATCCTTGCCTTAGCTTGTCTGCTTGCGTTGAAATTATAGCCAACATTATCATCTACGTCGCCCGTAAAGTTTGCGTTATTGATTTCAAATATGTTACCCAGTAAGCGGTTGTTGTTTGCGCTGCCGGGTAAAATAAGCGTCTTGGTTACGGACGTACTTTTGCTGTCAAGGTTCTGCAAATCATCAATAGCATAACTCACCTGATGGCTGAACTCCTGATTAACATCGAGTTCCTGATCTTCTATGAACATTCTTGTCATCGTCTGTATCCGTATCTTGTTTGGTTAAGATCAAATTCGAGTTCCAATACTTTAAGGCCGTTAAATACCTGTTTTGAGTATTCGTAGTTATTTGTCCTCAGTGTTACCGGGTAGTAATCGTTACCGTCTTGGAAATAAATAAGAGGCGATTGTATAAGCTGTTCAATCCATTGGTACTCCTCATCGGTCGGGAAATCCATTGTTACTTTGTAGTACCAAGTAGCTTTTGACCCGTAGTTTGTTTTGGTTTCGTGGTATACGTTGTTGGAATCGTAGTAAGTAACACCGCTGCCAAACCTGACATCATTTTTCTGGAATGATTTACGTTCGACTTCCATATTCAACCTGCGGACGAGTGAGAAACGGGCGGTTTCAAACATTCCCCAATAGTTAACGAAGTGAAGTAAAACAGTTTCGTACTTGGGGTTACAATCCAGATAAACACGGAACTTTTCAAGACTATTGAACCATACGTCATAATACTTTACGTTTTCGTTTACTATCTCTACCCCTATTGTGTCGTTTACTCCTGCACTGCCAATATCCAACTGAACAAAGCCGTTGTTAGCATAAGTCCCGGACTGAGAAAGTGATTGAATAAGATTGTTGTTGTAGTCGTAGGCCGAGCAGTTTATTTTTAGCGCAGCATCGCAGCGAATCGGTATCATCAGCTTTTCGCCTAGCCCGTGACGTGCTACTCTTGGCCGGTCGCTCATGTACTTATTAGCCATTGATGTCATGTCGTACTGCCTTCTCCTGAAAAGTGCAGGAACCCAATTAAAAACTTGAACCGTACCGCTTGCCATGTTAGTCGTGGTTACGCCGCTGTAGTCTTCCCCTACACGTATGTCATAGCGTAAAGAAATCTGGCCGGAATCGTTCGGTTGTGCTAAATAGCAGTTATCCGGGTTTACTCCGTTTGGTACAAACCACTGGTAGCTAAATTCATTCCTCACAATCGGGCCTGCATCGAAATAACCACGTCCTGTTGACGGGTTAGCGAACTGTTTTGATCTGATTAACTGACTACCGTTTACGTAGACATCAAACACGTATTTAAAATCCACCTGTCCGGAATTATCCGATAGCGCAACATGCCACAATGCGTCCTGTACGCTCGGTTCACCGGAAGGGTTAGATAAACTCTGAATCATCTATTTAGTTTTTGTAACGTAACGATTATATCACGGCCTACGGCTTCACTCAT